CACTGGTAATGCGTCAGAGGCTTATAGACGTGCTTATGATGTTGCTAAAACTACGTCTAATGAGGTTATAGCAGTTAAAGCTAGTGAACTTCTTAAAAATGGTAATATATCGGTAAGGGTCAAAGAGTTGCAAATAAAAGTAGCTGAAGAGTTTCAAATAACACGCAAGGAAGTAGCTGACGGCTATTTTAAGATGATTAAATCTTGGGAGTATCTAATGGACTTAGCAGCAAAAGAAAACCTCACAAAAGAGCAGAAAGCTAAATTCTATTTACTTAAAGAAATGGTCAAGGGTTCTGACTATAGGGGTGCTTATGATTCTATAGCTAAGATGTTTGGACTAAATGCTCCAGATAAACAAGAGATTGAATCCACAGTCAATAATATAAACATCAACATAAAGCGTGGAAGCGACTGAAATATTTGAGCGTAATTATGACAGTCAGTCTAAAATCGTAATAAATAGAGGAGGGACTAGAAGTTCTAAAACCTGGTCTTTAAATCAATTATGTGCATTGTGGTTAATTAGTGGCAACTATGGGTCTGATAAGTACTGTCATGAGGGTGTCTGGACTACAGTCAGGAAATATAGAACTAATCTAGACGGAACAGTAATTAGAGACTTTGAGGACATTTTAAAGGCTGAGGGTTGGTATAGTGGAGTGGACCACAACAAAACTAAAAAGCAGTATAGATATGGCAAAAGGTTAGTAGAGTTTATAGGTGCAGATGACGAACAAAAGCTGAGAGGTGCTAAAAGAAATATACTATATTGTAATGAAGCTAACGAATTAGAATACAAACAGGAGTTTTTCCAGTTACTAATGAGGACTGAAAACAAGATATTTCTAGACTTTAACCCAGACGATGAACAAATATGGATTAACCAAGAGCTTGAAATAAAGCGTTCTAAGGAAGTAGGAGACGTTGAGGTTATAGTAAGTAACTACAAAAACAATGCGTTTCTACCTAAGTCACTAATTAAAGAAATAGAGTATTTAAAACAAACAGACAAAGAGTTCTGGAAGATTTACGGTCTTGGTGAGTATGGAAATATAAGTGGTTTAATATACGAAAATGTCAAGTATGTTGATAGTATGCCAGATTGTAAGCTAGTGGCACATGGTTTAGATTTTGGTTATTCCATTGATAGTTGTGCAGCTTTGTCAGTTTACCGAAAAGATGACGAACTATATTTAAAAGAGTTAATCTATGAAAGAGAATTAACTAATCATGACATAGCAGAAAAGCTAATTCCTATTATTGGTAGAGAAGAGTTAATTTGTGATAGTGCAGAACCTAAGTCAATAGAGGAACTATATAGACTAGGACTAAACGCTAAGCCAGCTACAAAAGGTAGAGACAGTATTCTAAACGGAATAGACATTCTTAAACGATATAAAATCAATGTTGTTAATAGTAGTAACCTTAGAAGAGAGTTTAGGATGTATAAATGGGCAACTGACAAGAACGGAAATAGTCTACAGAAACCAATAGGACAGGACCATTTAATGGATGCTTTGAGATACGTGGCATTAATACATTTAAAAGAAAATAATAGAGGATGGTATGCAATAAGATAAAACTATACAAAGGAGATTGCTTAATTGAAAGCGATAAAATAGAAAGCGGTAGTGTTGATTTGATATTGACTGATTTGCCTTATGGAAATATGAATACTGATGGAGGTAGAAAGTTAGGTATTAACGGTTGGGATTTAGCTATTGAACCAAAAAAGGTTTATGAAATTGCTAACCGCATATTAAGAAAAAACGGTAAAATGGTTTTATTTAGCCAAGAACCTTATACAACTAAATTAATAACAGAAGCGACACCAAATATTCCATTTAATTACAGAGCGACTTGGGAAAAAGACAATTTTGCAGTTTCTTTAGGTGCTAAAGTTAATATGTTAAGTTTTACTGAAGATATTTTAGTTTTTAGTAAAAAATATGACATTGAAAATCTACACCCTTTAAGAAACTACGCTAAAAATATAATGCAATTTATAGGCTTAAGTCTGAAACAGATTAACAGTAAGTTAGGACACAGGAAGGCTGAACATTTTTTCTACTTAAAAAGTACACAGTTTGAACTTTGTAAAAAAGAATCTTATTTGGACTTAATACGTGTTTTTAGTATAGAAAATATGGATGGGTTTTTAAACTATACAGAACTTGAAAGTATAAATAAAAAGTACGAAAGCACTTTTAACTTATGGGAAGGCAAAAAATATAAAAGCAATATATTAAAATACAAAAAAGACTATGACGGACACCACCCAACACAAAAGCCAGTACTGCTACTAGAAGATTTAATTAAGACATTCAGCAATGAAGGAAACACAGTAGTAGATTTTACTATGGGTAGTGGCTCAACAGGTGTAGCTTGTGTAAATACCAAAAGAAACTTTATAGGCATAGAACAATATGAAAACTATTTTAACATAGCTCAAAAAAGAATAAAAGAAACAGAATATAAATTGTTTTAATTTAGTATATTTGAATGATAATTTATAAATAACTAACTCAATGCGTTAGATTAGCCAATGTTTATTAAATTACGTTTTGGAAATTGGGAGTGGTCGGCAAAAGAGCGTCACTCCCTTTTTATTTTACAGGAAGAAAATTAGCAAATGCTGAGCAAATGCTGAGCAAATGGGGTTCTATAAGATAAGATAAGATATTTATCTTATTATTTATTTATACTATTTCATAAACTAGCTAATTGAATATATTAGTTTTAAGACATTATAATTAGTCAATGTATATAAACATATATAAAAAGTATTTAAGTTTCTTAGAATTGATTTAAATAGTGTTCTCAACCATTGTGAGTTAGTATTTTAGTTGGTGTTTAGTTGTTTAGTATTTTAATTAAAATATTTATTTTAGTGTTTTGTTATTATTTAAAAATTTGTTATATATAGAACTATGGAAATTACAATCCCAACAAAGTGGGAAGATGTTACAATAGGAAATTACATCAACCTAAGACCAGTATTAAACTCTAAACTAAACCCTATAGAAAGAGTAGTCAACATTCTAGCAGTCTTAACAGGACAGAAAAGAGATGTAATAAAGAATATTAGTTTAGACCAGTTTAAGTCTATTAAAAAGAAAATGAGTTTCTTAGATACTGAATTACCTAACAAACTAAAAGACAAAAGATTTAAGATTGGTGGTCAGTGGTATGAGTTTAAAGTAGATGCTAAGAAGTTATTATTTGGAGAGTATATTAACAGCATGGAAATTCTGCAAAATGCTAAGGATGATGAGGAAGCAATATTTAACAACTTGCATCATATACTAACCACTATTTGTAGACCAGTTAGAAAAACTTTGTTTGGTTGGAAACATATTGACGTAAATAGTGAGATACTTAGAAAGACAGCAGATAACTTTCTAAATAACATGCCAATGACAATAGCTTATCCAATAGGTGTTTTTTTTTATACTCACTCGCAGGACTTAACAAAAGCTATAAAAACTTGTTTGATGGAGGAAGCCGAGAAGATGACGAAGGAAGCAAGGGAGGAACTGGATTTAGTCAACGCTGGGGATGGTGGCACACCTTAGACAATTTGACTAATAGTAGGATAGACAAATGGGATGAAATACTAAACTGGGATATAATTAAAGCTCTAAACATAGTAGCTTACTATAGTGATAAACAAAAGATGGAACAACAGGTCCACAGAGAAATGAGACAAAAATATAAACATAGATGAGTCAACAACTAGACATATTTGGTTTTGATGAGAGTCAATTAGAGGAAGTTAAAATAGACAACCCTACTACATTGAGTCAGGTGTTTAATAACATTGCTGCTGACATGGTTTATTGTTTACAGCAATCTGTTAGAAAAGAGGGTTTAGTTTATAAAGGTAATTTAGAACAGTCTATAAAAATGCCTGTTAAAATGTTTGGATTTAGAATGATAGCTACATTATATCTAGCTGACTATTACGACTATCTTAATCAAGGTGTTAAAGGTATTGGAGGAGTCAGAAAGAGTGGAGACAGAAAAGGACAACCATGGGAAATAAAAGCACCTAATAGTCCATATCAGTTTAAGAAAGGTCCTAGCGTTAGTCATGTTAGACAATGGGCTAAAAGTAAAGGATTAAACGAATATGCTGTAAGAAACTCTATTGCTAGAACTGGAATTAGACCTAGATACTTTTTTGATAATTGTATGCAAGAAACTTTCTATGGTCAGGCTTTTGATAAGTTTAAGACAGATATTAGAATAGTATCTGGAGAGAGAATAGCAAAAGGATTAAAAGAAATATTAAAGAAATGAGTTTAGAAATTAAATATCTACCACAACAATTTAGAACAGTCTACAATCCTGTAGAGGTTGTATTATATGAAACCAACAACACAACTAGAAACTATACTGGATTTGCTTATTTGATTGATGTTAAGGATGGTGCTACTACAGTAGGTAGATTAAAAGTTCCTCCAACTACTCAAGGTTTTGGAAGATTTGACATGTCTGGTATTATGGAAAGTTATATCTCTAGTGATTTAGGTTTGTTAAATGGAACTAATATTGCTACTGTAGAGAATAATAGTAATTCTTATAAAGACTTTACTTTAGAGTTTGGGTGGGTACATTATAACACAGGTTCGGCAACTTATGACATTCCACAGACTGTAACATTCCCAGACACTACTACTGGCACTTCTTATGACTTACTAACTTTTAATGGTAGTTTACCAAGATATAGAAGAGACGTGGTTAATTTCTATGATTGGCAATACAATAACTACTATACAAAATACACTAATAAATCTACTACTAGAAAGTTTTTGACTAACTCTGTAAATGGTAGAAGTCCTAATAGTCCTTATAATCAAAAAGTAATGTTAACAGATGAGGGTTATATGTACGTTTTATATGATGGTGATTCTATAGACCAGTTATATGTTATCTCCTATGACTCTTCTGGAGCTGCAATTTCTAGCACTCCTATAGCTTTAGGAACTGGGCTTGCTGCTAAACATTTTAGAGTACCATGTTCACCAGCTACATTAGATAACATTACAGGAGTTGTGACTCCAGTGGTTAGTAATTCTGCCACATCTTACTCTATAGAGTTAAGAGATTCACCTACTACAGCTTCTGAAAAGTTTTATTTTAACATAGACTCAGAATGTAGATTTGAAACTAGGAGACTAGAGTTTTTAAATAGTTTGGGTGGTTTTGATTATTTTAACTTTACTAAAGTGTCAAGACATACAGAAGAGATAGAAAGA